ATGTTATCAAAAGAGATTAGAGATATTAAGGAGAGTCTCGAGGAGGAAGTTTCATGGGAGCCACCTAAAGAAGAACACCCACAAAAAGAACTTCAATGTTTAACATTTAAAAAAAAAAAGGCAGTTCAGATGAGAAAGAAGTGGCAAAAACACTATTTATCTGGTATGGCTACCATTAAAGAACATGACTCTAGTCCTTGTGATCTAGAGCACTGTGAGATTTGTCAAATGCGTAAGAAGAGAGATTACAATAATACTCTTCCTGAACGATTATCAGATGAGCGGTATATGCAAATGTTTGCTAGACCTTCTTTGTATCATTGTAAATTTTGTGATAGCACATTGCCTAATCGTGAAAGTTATCAAATTCATCTTCACACTAAAGACCATTTGATCGAAGTTGGCAAGCAAGTTGGAAGTGAGTTAAAGCTCACTAGTATTACAGTTGACAAAGAACAATTCTCTTGTAATCTCTGCAATATGATATTTTATTCTTTTAATGAGATGTCCCAGCACGCTAATAGCAATAGTCATAATAAAAAACTGGGTGGTTTAGTTATTGACCAAACTTTGCGCTCACCAGAGCCTACACCAGAAGATACAGAAGTTCTAGAATTTAGTACATCTTCATCAGCGTTTCCAGTTGCAGTTCTTGATCTAGTTGAAGAAACAAAGCAAGTTATAGCATCTAAATCCTTAGCTGTTAAAGATGATGAATCTAAAGAAGCCCAAGAGGAGGCCGTTACTGAAAGCTCTTTTGCGAGAGAGATTAGACTCATAAGAGAAAAAGAAGATCGTTGTATCTCTGCATTTGCGGATCAAGAGATTGTAGATCCTATTGCTGATAAAATTGAACAAGCTCATCTTAAAGAGAAGGCTATTATTCAAAAAGTCAAAGTCTCTCATGTCAATCAGTTACAAATTTTAGATGCAGTTGTTAAGAATAATGATTTGCAACTCATTAAATCTGCAATTGAGTGTCCAACAGCAGGAGTTGGCTATATTACTCCTATACCTGATTCTAGATCATATCAAATTAATGTTAGCCCTATTCATGATACCCCAAGACCCTATAGTACACATGAAGTCATAGCTACTGACAATCAACCTGCACGTTTTGTGGATGATAAATCTGTTAAGCCTTATGCTGTTTATGACCGTATTAAAAATAGCGTTAAGGATTTAAAAATACGAATGATTCCTACAGTGGATCAATTAAAACAGAGTAGTAAGAGTGTTAAAGATTTGGCTGTTTCTCACAAAAAGCCAATTCTAGGCACAATTGGTGTGGCTATGTTAGCTATAGGAGCATATAAGGTTTATAAAGCTAAATATTCCAAAAAACCTATTCCTGAATGCCTACCAGAGTGCTTACATAATCATGGTTGTAAGTATGATGTACAACATCTTAATAAAACACTTACTGATGCTAGTATACAGCCAACATTGCCAGTTCTCAACACTATTATTGCTGATACAGTGTGTGCTAAAAACGCGAAGTGTAATGCTGTGGATTGTATACACTGGTCTTCTTGCCCTAGGTTTGATAGGAAGTTAGCAATTGAGAAATTTAAATCTCTCAAACGGAACCCTTTACAGCGATTTGCTGATTGGTGTCTTGGTTATAAACCAGATGGTTCACATATAGAATTAGATCCAGAATGGGTGCCTCTTACAAAAGAAGAACTCCCAATTCATAATACTACTGGCTTACAACATCCTTTAGGTAACAATTCTGTTTCGTTGGATGATTTTAAGAAGAAATTTGAAGATCATTCAATAAACTTGAGTGAGCTAAAAGATGCTATCAAATCTATAGAAAATAAGATTATTGAACGAGATGGCAAAACTGGTAAAGAAAGAAAAAAAATTAAAAAACATCAAGCTCATGCAGCTGCTGCTCGACATCCTAATGTTAGACCAGGTGGGCGCAGAGATGAAGGTAATTACAATGATGAAGATGATTACTTTACTAAAGAAGAAGAAAGAAGGCGTCAAGAAGAAGAAGACGATGAACATGCTCGAACACATGGCTGGGACAAAGATGATGCTGATTACTACGGTAAAAATACAGAAGCTGATACTAAATTATGTTGGAAGTGCTCTAGTCCTGATCATATCTTTAAAGATTGTAAATTCAATTCTATCTGCAAGTTTTATCCAAATTGCACTAAAGATTGTAAATATAAACACCCTAAATATAGAAAAAAAATGGAACACTTGAGGGTTAATCGTGCAGTTGTTGCACCACCCATATTATATCCTGTTAAGGCCCAAGTAGGCGCTCTGGAGCAGATAGTTAATGCTTTCCCTGCATGGTCTGGCTTAATTATTCCGAGACATGGTGTGGCAGGAGCTAGTCATGTCGAAGTTTTATGTGGCGGAAAATGGTATCCTCTAGAAAAAACTTGTGTTCTTAACAAACATATGACTGACCAAGTCATTTATAAGTTTCCTCAAGGTATGCCTACTCTGTGCAACAAGTCCCGTTATTACAGAGACCCTGTCGCTGGTGAATCAGCAACATTATTTTGGGTAGACAGTGCAGGAAAAATGGCTTTAAGCACTGGTCCTGTTGGAGCGGAGAGATTTATAGGAACGGATAATAAACTTAGAGTTTTTTCATTCGATGGATCATCCGTCAGTGGTTCATGTGGAGGTGTATATATAGCCAATAAGGATAATGGTGTGATCGGTTTTCATGGTTTAGGATCAACATCAGTTAATGTTATGCCCGATTTTTATCCTTGTCATAAATCATGGGATGAAGATTTAATTAAATTTCAACAAAGTAAGGGTACGTTTGAACCAATGGTAGACTTGAAATATGTCGAAAACTATAAAGGTTATATTAATAATAGAGAAACATTGGCAATAGATATTGACGTTCCTCAGGGAAATGTCAAAGGGAGACAACTTTAGAACAAATTTTGTCTCCCTACCCTCCACAACTTGTTCAATCATTTTCAGATTACTACGGGGAAGATTTAGGAGATAACCTTAAATGCATCGGCAAGGTGCGTAGAAGGTTTAAAGAAAAGTACCCAGACTATTTGGATAAAGATGTTGAGGAGTGGTTGCAAACTAGAGGCGAGGATATTGGGGATTATAATACATACGGTATTGTACCCCGGACTCTAGAAATTAGCAGAAAGGCCCTTAGGCGTTATGACAAGCCTGAAGACCCGTTGGATGACGAAACAAAGAAGCAGTATGAAATAGCTGCAGGTTGGCTTGATATTGAATTCGGGCCATTTATTAGTGGCTCAAAATTTAGAAGCTATGATAATATATTAGGGTGGATGAAAAATGACACTTCACCTGGATATCCATGGACATTAGAATGTCCAAAAAAACAAGATTATTGGTATAAATATAATACCTCATTTTTTAATAATTATTGGACAAGGCTTGCAACAGCAGATCCAATACGTACACTTTGTAGCGTAAGTATCAAAGAAGAATTACGCTTAAATTCAAAAATAAACGACAACAAAGGTCGTACCATTATTGCTATGGATGTCAATCATGTTACTAGTGCTATGATAATGTTCTGGGAACAAAATCAGAGATTAGTTAAAAGTTGTTTAAAACATTCAATGGCATTAGGTTTAAATATGAAACAAGGGGGAGCACAAGTTTTAGTAGAGCACATGGAAAGATATGGGCCTAATAAAAACTCTCTCGCTTTAGATGGTGTTCAATTTGATGGAAATTCTTTTGATCACCAATATAAGCTAATAGCTGATTTTAGGTATAATAATTTAGCTATTCCATATAAAACAAATGAAAATAGAGTTCGAGTTAACAACTCTTATTATGATATTATTCATTCACCAGTCGTAGATATAGATGGTTTGGTTTATGGTAAACATGCTGGTAATCCCAGCGGACAAGGTAATACCACGCCAGATAATGGTTTTAAAAATAAAATGGACCAGTCAGTAATATGGATGAAAACTGCTCCAGAAAAGATAAGATACGATTATACTGCTTTTGATAAATATACACGAGCATGTATTGTAGGTGATGATATAGATATCACAGTTGATCCGGTAGTACAGAAGTATTACAATATAGATACTATAATGGAGAAAGCTGGTGAAATTCATATGGAATACACATCAGAGACTAGTGATTTTGCAAAATTCACAGATCTTACCTTTTTAGGTCATTCTTTTAAAGAATGTGAAATACCTGGCTTACCATTCAAAATGTGGTTGCCTAATATTGAATGTTGCAAGATGAGAAATAGTATGTTAAGATATAACGAAATGCATACTCCATCTATGACAATTATCAGAGCCTGTGGGCTTAGAGAGGAGACATTCTCTTGCCTTGAATGCCGTAATTGGTTTCAAGAATTAATTCAATATTTAAGAAATAAATTTTCTGGTGATTTATCTCCGGAAATAGCTAATGCTTGGAAATCATATTTAACAGATGGACAGTTATACGAAATCTATACAGGATTTTCCGCAATTCCTAGGAAGCTGTAGAATCAAGAATTCAGTTGCGGAATTTTAAGTCCTCTCGCCAAAAATGGTCAAATTAAGAAAGCAAGGTGTGTTGCAGTCGTTAGGTAAAGCGGCTCGAGCAATAGATAGAAGTAGATTACCAAATGTTAGAAAGCAAGCTCATAAAGCTGCTAATACTATAAAGAAAATTTTT